GGCGGTTGAAGACAACCTGTACGATTCGCTGTCCAAGCGATACACCAAGGCGCTCGCCCGAGCGATGGCGTACACGAAGCAAGTTAAGGCGGCTTCTGTCCTGAACAACGGCTTCTCCTCCACCTACGCTGGTGGCGACGGAAAGGCTCTGTTCGCGGCGGATCACCCGCTTGTTTCGGGTGGTACCAACAGCAACCGTTTGACGGCCTCGGATCTCAACGAAACCTCGTTGGAAGCTGCGGTTATTCAGATTGCTGGTTGGACCGACGAACGTGGTCTCTTGATCGCGGCGAAGCCCAACAAGCTCATCGTTCCCCCGGCTTTGATGTTCACTGCCAAGCGCCTCCTCGACACGGAACTCCGTGTTGCGACCGCTGACAACGACATCAACGCTCTCAAGGCGATGGGTTCGATTCCGGGCGGTTACACCGTGAACCACTTCTTGACCGACACGAACGCTTGGTTCTTGACGACCGACGTTCCGAACGGCATGAAGCACTTCGTTCGTACCCCGCTGCAAAACAGCATGGACGGCGATTTCGACACCGGCAACGTCCGGTACAAGAGCCGCGAGCGTTATAGCTTCGGCTGGTCGGATCCGCTGGGCATGTTCGGTTCGCCGGGCGCGTCCTGATAGTTTGATGGTGACCTAGAGAGTTGGGGGGCTACGAGTAGCGATGCTTGTAGCCCCTCTTTTTTAGTGATATACAGTCGTTATCGGGAAAAAACCGTTTACCAGACAGACCCGACTGACGACATGCAGACTGGTAAACACTTACTCGCATGTGAGGATTTGAAATGGCACGTACAACTTTCTCCGGCCCGGTTAAGTCTGACAATGGCTTTGAGGGTCCTATCGCTGGCGATTCCGCCGTCATCACCAACCTGCTTTGCACCACGCTCACGATTGGCAGCACCAAGCTGACCACCGGTTCGGTGTCGGGTACGGTGTCGGTTCAGGCAGGTCGCATCCCGGTTGTCATCGGCAGCACCACGCTTTACATCGGTCTGTACGCCAGTCTCGTCCCGTAAGGATTTTGTAGGGGGGCGAAAGCCCCCTTTACCCATTACAGGAGAGGAAGATGGCAATGCAAACAGATGTCTTAGCTAGTAAGGTCGCCATTGCTGCTGGCGACCTGTTGGATCAAAATAGCCTTGTTATTGGACGTTCTCGCGTAAAAGCGATTTATATCGTTCCCGATACAGGTGCAGGTACGGTGACTTTTCGGGATGGCGGGGCTTCTGGTCCGGTCAAAATCGTTATTAATACGTTGGCTTCTTCGACCAGCCCCGACTATGTTCTTATGCCGGGCGAAGGTCTACTTTTCCAGACCAGCATTTATATCGTCCCGTCAGCCGTAGTCTCGACGATGGTGATCTATGGCTAAGTCTCCAGCTTGGCAGCGTAAAGAAGGGAAAAACCCAAAAGGCGGTTTAAATGCCAAAGGCCGTGCGTCGTATAACGCAGCCAATCCCGGTAAGCCGGGGTTGAAACGGCCTCAGCCTGAAGGTGGTGCCCGACGAGATTCTTTTTGTGCTCGCATGAAGGGCATGAAGAAAAAGCTGACTAGCGCGAAGACAGCCAATGATCCGAACAGCCGTATCAACAAGTCCCTCCGAGCATGGAACTGTTGAAATGGAAATGTTGGTTTGGAACATGGTTCTTACGGGAATCGTGGCCGTGCTTGGTTTTGTTGTGAAAGAGAAGTTTGCGGAGCTACAACGCTTGGGCATTCTTCTCAACAAGACCCGTGAAGAAGTAGCGCGTGATCACGTGACTCGTGCTGAAGTTCGTGCTGATGCACAAATGCTGCTTGATCGGCTCGACCGGCTAGAGCAGAAGATTGACCGATTGGTGAACAACAATGCCAAGCAAATCGGGTAAACAACATCGTTTGATGGCCTTGGTCGCTAACGACCCAAAAGCGGCTAAGCGTTTGGGTATCTCACAAAAAGTGGGGAAAGAGTACGTTAAGGCCGACAAAGGCCGCACATTTAAGAGGAAATCCAAGTGAAAGAGTCCAAAGCAATGATGAAGAAGGAAGTAGCCTTCATGAAGAAGAAGGGTGCTCCGAAGTCCATGATCCGTCACGAAGAAAAAGAGTACGGCATGAAGAAAGGCGGCAAAGTTAGCGGTCCGTACCGCAAAGCTGCCGATGGTATTGCCAAGAAGGGCAAGACCAAGGGTAAAGAAGTTAAAATGCGTAGCGGGGGTTATTGCTAATGAGCAGCGGTCCAAAAACTCGCGGGTCATACGGCCCGACAAGTCCTCGTGGTATCCACAGCCGTTCGATGGCTGCTCCGGGTATGAGCCTTGATATGCAGGATGCACCAAAGGGTGCAAAGCCGAAGGGAATGAAGAAGGGCGGTATGGCTACTTCTGCTTCTCGCCGTGCTGATGGTATTGCCAAGAAGGGCAAGACTCGCTGCAAAATGGTGTAACCATGCGACGGGTGCGGCGCTTCGCTGAAGGGGATATCGTAGAAGAAGGTCTGGGTGTATTTAACCCGGATAATGCTTCGTACGCTCGTCGTGCGCCGAAGAATCGCACGATTGATGACATGTCCTTTGGCGAAGCGTTTGCCCTTAAGCGCAAGGAACTGGGCGAAGGCAAGACCTTTACTTGGCGCGGTGAGAAGTACACTACTTCAACCAAGAAGCCGAAGACAAAATTGGCGGAGGACGAACTATCAAAAGTAGCTCCGTCAACTCCTCGTGCCAAACCTGTTGAAACTAAAGCGGCTCCAAAGGCCGCTGTTAAAACCGTAACCAAACCCCTTTCTTCAAAACAAGAAGAGTCGTTTGGTCGCAAATTAGGTGAAGGCGCTTTAGGGATTGCTGAAAGTGGGATGCGTGCGGCGGGTGTACCTCTTCATTACAGAGCTTTTTTGACTACTTTGGCGGGTAGTAAGCGACCCATCACAGAAGAAAATTTAACTAAAGAAGAGTTGGCGAAATTAAAAAAGCGTACCGAAGAAGCCTCGGCAAGGGGCGAATCCAGTATTGGTTACGGTAAAAATAAAGAGAACATTAATCCTGTCTTGAACGAAGACCCTCAATGGGGCAGAGAAAAAGATATTGAACTTACTCTTGGTAGAGCAGGGTTTAAAAAAGGTAAAGACAAAACTGTTCTTAAAGATGAATACGAATTTTATAACCCTGAACGTAAAGCAGAAGTAGAACGCCTTGAAAAACTTAAAAAAGAAAAAGGCCAATCTGCTGTCGTTAAGGATGTAGTTGAAAAAACGATAAAAGACGCAAAAGACAAAGGACTTAAAACCGCTTTTAATAAACTTCCTAGCCGGGTTGGTAATGCCTTTATTGGGCGTGACGGCCGTCCAGTTGAGATTGCTATGCGTAAAGGCGGCGCGGTTAAAGACAAAGTTCGTGGCTACGGCATCGCTCAAAAAGGCCGTGGCCGTGGGAGGTTTGTACGATGATGGCTTCCCGAGGCATGGGTGATATCAATCCCAAGAAGGTGCCGCGAGCAAAGCGGCGCGGGGATAGCAAGCCTGTGATCGGGACGGGCAAGCCCATTCGTACCTTCAAGGAAGGCGGCGAGAGCAAAGTCAACGCAGCCGGTAATTACACGAAGCCGGGTATGCGTAAAGCATTGTTCAACAGTATTAAGAATAGTGCGGTTCAGGGTACTGCTGCTGGGCAATGGTCGGCGCGTAAGGCGCAGCTTCTAGCCAAGCGGTACAAGGAAAAGGGCGGCGGGTACAAGTCATGAAGGCTCCGCAGCAGTCGTTAAAGGCATGGACTGCCCAGAAATGGAGAACCAAAAGTGGTAAACGATCTTCTGATACGGGTGAAAGATATCTTCCGGAAGCTGCAATTAAAGCTCTTTCCCCCGGAGAATATGCCCGAACCACCGCAGCCAAGCGTAAAGGCAAAGCCCAAGGCAAGCAGTTCGTCGCGCAGCCGAAAGGTGTCAAAGAAAAAGTGAAGCCGTACAGACGGCGGGGGATGTGATGACTGAGCCGCACGACATTGAGATGTTCAAGGCACAGGTTCAGGCTGAGTTAAATCGGCTTGAGGCCCAGTCGTCTGCGAAAGATGTTGCTGGCAAGGCAATTGGCAAGGATGGTCTCAAGTACATCACGATCATCGTTGTGATCGGCGTGGTGTCGAGTCTCGCCTTGGATGGGGAGAAGATTGCTGCCGTGATGGGGTTGCTTGGCGCGTCTTTGACTGCGCTGATCTCCATGCTGAACGGTATTGCCGGTGCAAGCGAGAAGGAAGACAAGCCTGAGTTTGCGGTCATCAAGGAACTCATCGCCAAACTCGATAAACTGGATCGGAAAGAAATGCCGATGCGGGTCGATGTGGAAGGCGATCACGTTACCGTCACCAAGGGTGACGATGTGGTAACAGCGAGGAAGTAATGGCCTACAAGACTACAGCTACGACAGACTTCAACCTCGACCTCAACACGATTATCGAAGAGGCATTCGAGCGTTGCGGTGCTGAACTGCGTACGGGTTACGACTTCCGTACGGCCAAGCGTAGTCTTGCCCTGCTCCTGATGGACTGGTCGAACCGAGGCATCAACCTCTGGACGTTGGAAGAAGGCACCAAGACGCTGACCTACAACGTCGGTACGTACGACCTTGAGCCTGACACCGTTGACCTGCTTGACCATGTGATCCGGACTGGCTCTGGCACGAACCAGCAGGACATCAACATCTCGCGCATTTCATCCAGTACCTACGTGTCCATTCCCAACAAGAATGCGACGGGTCGCCCGATCCAGATCTGGATCAATCGGCGTACGGGTGCTACGGGTGCAGATAATGTGGTGGTGAAACCCCAGTTTACGGTTTGGCCGAAGCCTGACAACTCGACAACGTGGACGTTGTACTACACGCGGTTGCGGCGGATGTTTGACCCCGGTACAGGCGTGAATGGGCAAGATATCCCGTTCCGTTTCCTGCCCTGTATGGTTGCAGGCTTGGCTTATATGCTGTCGATGAAGGTCCCCGGTGCTGATGCTCGCACAATGGTGCTGAAGGCTCAGTATGACGAAGCGTGGGATCTCGCGGCGGGTGAGGACCGAGAAAAGGCGGCGGTGCGGTTCGTTCCACGTGAGAGCTTCTTGGGTGGCTACTAATGCCAAACAGGTTTGCAAGTGGCAAGAACGCAATCGCCATGTGCGACCGGTGCGGGTTTCAATACAAACTGCGCCAGTTGAAGTCGATTGTGATCAAGACCAAGAACGTGAATATCTTGGTCTGTCCGGAGTGCTGGGAGCCTGACCAACCCCAGTTGTCTCTTGGCCTGTATCCTGTGGACGACCCGCAGGCATTACGGAACCCAAGACCGGACACGAGTTATTTTGCGGTCGGTAATGACGGTGCCAATGGTAGCCGTCAGATACAATGGGGTTGGAACCCGGTCGGCGGATCAAGATCTTTCGATGCGGAACTAACTCCGAACACACTAGCCCCGGCTGGTGAAGTAG